ACTGAGAGGAGTCTTTGGACTCTCGGTCTTCTTGGGTTCAACTACATTGATGAGTTCCCATTCTTCCAGTAAGTTCACGATTGTGTTGCGACGACCCATATCTTCTTCTGTGAAGTTAGATGGTTTTCCGTCCAGAGCAAAAAGCTCCTTGAAGTGAACTATGTAATATTGACCCTGCTTGTGTAAGATGTGGCAGGATTGAAATAACTTCTTCTCTTTGCGGGAAGCAACACCGATACGAGTAAGAGTCTCTTTGATCTTGAGAAAATCTTCTTCTTCAGCAATCCTCACTTCCACGAGCGAATCTAAAATAGCCATAAGGTACCTCATTAAGTCTTTTTACTTTATTTATTTTATTAAGCATCTTTAGCTACTCCGCCCCTTTCCAACTTCTTCTTAATGATTTTAACCTGTTCCTGACTCAAGATTGAGAGTGCTTCTTCTGCTTTCTTTCGAGAGTAGCTGAAGTACTCAATGATAGCGTCAACGTCTTTGCTGTTATCTTTCTTGGACCATTTAGAAAATCTTTTAGACTTTCTAATGATGTTAAACAGATATTCGTATTGTAGCTTCTTATCGAGATGATGTAACATATTCATCTCTTGAGCATGGAAGATAGTATCAGGGAAGTATGAGAAGCCCCTATTAGTTAGAAAGGGGTTGTAGTCCTTCTCATTCTCACCGGTGATAAGTCTCGCCTTCTTAAGCGAGATGTCATTGATCACATCAAATGGGTTCACTTAAAGTCACACTCCATCATCAATTCTGTAAGACAAGCCATAAGGTTAATCTCATGATCTGCAACAAATGCGGCTTGATACTGATATTTACCTAAGATCAATACGGCCTGAGCTACACCCTGTGGAGTCATGAACTCGGATGCAGTATCATAGATCGAGCGAAAGATCTCATTCTGATCGTTATCTAGATTCTCACCGACCCACTTGCGAATAGACGTGAAGTTTTTATTCTTCATCATACCGACCAATTCCTTGAGAGAGATCTCCTGGAGATTAGTCAGCAGACCGGTATCAATAGAACCTGTAGCAGAATACCGCTGCAGTTCATTTAATACTCGGCGCCAATCTGGAAAGTGTTTGTTGATAACCTCTGCTACTACCTGCTGCTCATACTTAATGTTCTCTTTATCGAGGATACCAATTACCCTCTTAAAGAACTGACCGGCAAGTTTAACCATGTCACTCTTATTGATCTTAAAATCTATGACAGAGCAACGTGAGTGAAGAGGGTCAATGATGCGATTACGAAAATTACAAGTAAGAATAAATCCACAGTTCTTGGAGAACTCTTCCATAAAATTACGAAGAGCAGGTTGAGTGCTATTAGCATTAAGATAATCTGCTTCATCAAGAATGACATATTTACGTCCTCCGGCAAAAGACATGGAAGAAGCAAAGCCTAAGATCTCATTGCGGAGCGTATCGATGTTACCATTCATCGATCCGTTGATGACGATATAGTCACAACCTAATTCCTCGAGCATGGCTCTGGCTATAGTAGTCTTACCCACGCCGGCGGAACCGGCGAGGATAAGGTTTGGAATATTCTTTTGGTTTACAAAGTTTTGGAAAGTCGCCTTGAGTTCGGCTGGAAGGATTGTCTCTTCTACCGTCTTAGGACGATACTTCTCTACCCAGAGAAAATCTTCTCTCATCATTCACCTCAAGCGATGTTGAAAGTTGATGAAGCTTCCAGTACGATCCAGTACTCAAGGTTCTCAGTCTTAAAGTGAGAGAATCCTTTTGATGAGATGTCTACGTCATACTCACTCGTAAGACTCTTTGAGAGAACACCAAACTTAACGGGATCAAAGACCGCCTTGAATTCTTTATCAGTCTCACCAACCTCGATGCTATAGACGTCGGCAGTAGCATTTGCCGGATCACTGCACTGTACACAGATCTTTCCATTGATGTTGCTGACGACGATTGATGGCAGGTTGAGGATGCTCAAAGCACGTTCAATTTCTTTGATCTCTTCAATCTTCAACTTAAACTTAATCTCACCTTCCGGAAAAGCTGGATCCTTAATTGGTGGGATTGGAAGAACAGACTCCTCGGCCAATCCATAGTTGACTGTGCGGCGAGTGTTGCCATCGGTAATCTTAATCTTCTTGTCGTCAATCTCCATTGTAGGATCATTAAACAAAGAAAGAGTATTGAGGAAACGGCTGACGCTATAGATTGCAAACCGTTTGTCAAAATTAGCTGGAATGGTGGCGCGGCCGAGGATGTCTTTAGTGGGAGATGGACAGAGGAGAGTGTTCCCCTCTTTCACGATGATAGATGGATTGATTTGCGAGAAGCTCTTCAATACATTGATGGTTGTTGGATCGAGTTTCATTGAGCTGTACCTTTCACGATTGCCATAATCTTTACAATAATCTGACTCGGTGTTTCCTTGCAAGACATGATCTTACCAGACTTGAGGACCAGAGCCGTTACGTCTGGTCGCTCGTCCTGCAAGGTGATGAGAGTGCTACTTGGTTTAGTGTATCTCTCCATCACAGTAATCTCGTCAGTCTCAATCCAAAACTCATAGTTAGGCTCTGGATGCGTCAATTGAATCATCATAATATAGTACTCCAGTTATTTCTTAAAAGGCTTGTTCTTTTTCAAAGCTTCGGGGTCTGCAGTAGCAGATGCACCGATTGCTGCCAAGTCTGCAAGCGATCCACCAAAGATGTATGAGCCAACGTGTTGCAGCTTCATCCAAGGACAGAACCAAGTACGGATCTCAGCCTGCTGAGCCTTCTGACAGAACCAGTAGTCTTCCGAGAGATAACGCTTAGAGACCGGATCGACTTCTGCTTGGAAGAACATCATGATCTCACGTGTTCCATCGAAGTGCTCAGTACGAACGTGATCTGGTCTGTACATGTATTCTGGATACTTAGCCATGAACTTCTTGAGAGCATTCTTGCTAATCATCATGAAGCCGGTGCCGATCTCAAGAACTTCGACTGGCTCAGAGATTGGAATGGAACCGGAGCCGTTCTTAGGATTAAATACGTAGTCGCCGACAAACTTATCAAGGATGTTAGGATCTTCATCGGCAATACCCTTATCGACTGCGAGCTTAATCTTTTCCCAGCTGATGCACTTCTTTGGATATGGACCACCAATGATCTCATACTTCTCTGGCTCCTGAGCCTGAAGCGCCATCAATGCAATGACGTCCTGTGGATTGAAACCGATGTCAGAGTCGATGAAGAGAAGGTGTTCAGAATCAGAACGCATGAATTCATCTACGCAGTAGTTACGAGCGCGAGTAATGAGTGATTCATTAAAGAGGTAATAGAACTGAAGCGGAATACCATAGCTCGTGCAGAGTGCAGACAAGTCTGCTGTTGACTTGGCAAACATACCTGCGCACTGACCACCATACATTGGTGTTGCAACAAATAGTTTATTCTTACGAAGTTCTTCGATCGGAATATTAATTTCCATTATATAGACTCCTATTAGACAAATTGTGATAAGTTTGTATTAGTATCTTTTTTAGACATGTCTCTAAACTCATGTGTCTTGGTATAGTTATATTGGAACACTTGCTTAGAGTTAGTCCATTGCCTGTTTCCAAGCAAAGCTTCTTTTACTTCGGTAGCCATGTCGGTTGCAGTTCCTACTGGAACGTTTTGACACATATGATTTGCTGACTTCTTAGGATCCAGCAATTCAAAATCTTCAGGCATACCCATGATGGTCAGGCCTTCACGGTATGTGATGTATCTATCTTCTACTGGATGTGTCAGTGAAGTTGGGTAGTGACCAACAAATGCACCAATGTAGTCTCTAGGAACTACCGTTCCACGACGCATGATATTCTTACCGGTGGCCAGCTTTTCTTTACGTCTTGCACATTTAGGTACTTCCCTTTCATAGCCATTCTTTGACATCCACTCAGATACAGTATCATAGTCTACACCATGCTTTTCAATATAAGTGAGAACATCGTTGCCACGTGCTCTCGAAGGTTCTACTATACTACAAAATTCAGCGTGTGTCAATCCATTATGCATGTATTCGAGAATAAAGCGATAGTAGGGATCATCTTTAGATGGAGTCTTTGGATTGATAGGCTCCATAAGAGTGTTGCTCTTTACACTCAAGATAGTGTCTTCGATCGTAGGACGAGGACGATCATAGTAGTTAAGCAGAGGAGTCTTGTCTCCTTTCCAGAAGAAGTAGAAAGAACGTTCTCTTACCTGAGCGATACCATGAAGAAGTGAGCGAGTACGATAGACACTCATAGTGTATCCATTCTGTGTCGCTACGTCATACATCT